GCACCAAGCTGTAAAGCCCTGGCTCGTTGATAAGCCAAACCTCGCGGCGCTGACCTGATATAAAAATTTTTGAAGTCAGCTTCTCATCATCGTCGATGCGGCTCAATGCCATTGTTATGTTTGTTAATCCAAGAATGTCGCATACGTTTTTGGCAATCCACCAGGGATTTTTTTGATCATCAAGCATAATCGGACACTCCATGGCGTTGTAGGTAAATTGTATCATCTCGTTCATGCGGCTACCCTCCGGCTGTTTGCAATAAGTTCAGCCCAGGTGCTGTACCCCAGCGATTCTGCTATAGCTTTTTGGACCCGTTGGCTGGTTTTTAGGCCGTATGCCACCTGCTGGACCATCTGTTGAGTAACGCCAATTCGGCCAGCCAGCTCTTTTTGACTGCTCCCGGCTAATTTTAGCCGGTAGCAAATCCAGGCTCCCTGCTCCATATTGGGAGTAATGCGACGGGAATCCTTGCGGATCTTGGAAAAATGGATCATAATAATTGTACCTCCTGCCCTTTCTGGGCGGTTTAATTTAGAAAGGGGCCGGCGCAACGGCTCCTTTCTTTTTAGATCTAAAGGTTGTTAGTACAACCGACGATGGTTTGATTATCGTCGCATATTTACGATTTGTCAAGAGGAAATTCGTATATTTATGAGGTATTTATGGAATGGCAGGAAATTATATCTAATATATTAGAAAATACTGGTTGGCAATTGTCGTATTTATCGGATTTATTAAATGTTGATTATAAATATTTGCATGCGATTAAAAACGGTAAGTCGAGAAACCCTAAAACTGAATTTATAAAGAAACTTGTAAAGACTATTAGCATAAACCCTACCTGGCTCCTCACCGGCGAGGGTGAGATGTTTCTGCCGGGGAAAGACCCCCGCCAGAAAAGTGACACAGTGTCACTTTTGGACACCGCCGCCCCGGAAGCTCCCAGGCAGGCGGCAGTACCGCTTCCGGCAGGGCCTGAGCCGCCTAAGAGGATCCGCCGCATTAGTATGGAGTTACAGGGTCTGGCAGATGAACTGGACGTAGGCGGACCTGTGCCAGCCCGCCTCAAACCCCTCGTTCGCCGTGTTGCCCGCCTCGATGATGAAGACCTTGCAAAAACCACCGCCTATGTAGACGACCTCTTGCAAAAGGTAAAGTACGCTCAGGGCGAAGAATCCGCCGAAGCTGATACCAGCCAAGGGGGCGCCGCAGCAGCGGGAATTGCATAATCTTGAAATTTTGGAGGAATTAAAGAGATGGAAAAGAAAGTTGTTCTAAAAGCGTATGAGATTGTCCCCGCAGAGACAAAAATGCTGGAGTTAGTGCTCCCAGAAATGCTTCTAAAAAGCCTGTCAGGGTATAACACCGTAAATAGCCGTTATTTGCGACATAGCGATCTTGACACATTAGACGAAGGAGATTTTATTGGTGATTATAAGGGCGATAAAAAGGTGCTTTTTGGTACCATGTTAAGGATCAAGCGTGGCGAAGCGAATAGCGTATTACTTCAGCAGTTAGACAGCCCCAAAATAAGGCTGGAAGATATTGCAAAGCAATCGGAAGAAAATGTAGCAGGGATAATCAAAGACTATGGCTATTTCTGTATGAATAAAAAGTACGCGGTTCTAACGGCGGGGCATATCTCAAGAAAAGCTATCCAGACGTATTTTAATTGGTTATTAAATCTTCCAGAAAGCGGGCCGCCGATCTGTTCCTTGAAACCTATGATAGAAAGCTATTCCGAGACGCCGATTTCTGATATCCGATCAATTTCTATTTCTGAGGCTTATTTTAGTCAAAAACCAGAATATAAAACGCTTTCAAAGAGCATTAATATATTCAAGAATGAACTTTTACATGAACTATTGAATGATACAAGGTCATTGAAGGATATAGCGTTTGAAGATATACTATATGCCGAAGTAAAATTAAGAATAAAAAGCAAAGGCAAAAATAAAACGGAGCAGAATAAGGATCTATTGTCAGTTCTGCTCAAATCTGTGGATAGTGAAGATGTTGTAATAAAGACAAAATCTGGAAATAGTATAAAAGGAGGGATGTTTGAGTTGAAAACGAAAGTTTCAATTGAAGCTACTGAAACAGGATTTCTTCATGAATCACAATTGGAAACAGAAATGCGTAAATTCTTAAATGGGCTGGATCATTATGATTCACATAGTTAGGGCTTTGGCGGTATTATTATTCTCAGTCTTTCTATCCTGGATCGGATTTGTGCCAGGCCAGGAATTTTTTAACACCATGTTTTCTGTTAACGGTATATTTTGCTCTATCGGCTATAGTGTGATCATTAGCTTTGATCTGACTTCTGTTACTAACCAAGCAATCTTGAAAAAAATAAGAATAAATCTCAAAAAAATAGGTATTTATTTTGCCATCTATCTCGCTATAGCCGCCCTTTCTTTTATGCTGGCTGGAAAGTGTGAAGTCCCTATGCATGTAGGGGTAATTAAAATTATACCAGATACATTTTTGGGTACCTTGCAGATTTTTTGTCTAATCTATTTTATAATAAATTACCGAGGCCTTCTGCATCTAAAAGATGAAATATTAGACGCAGTTAGAAAAGAAAGAGAAAAAGAACAATAGCCCTCTCTTATTCCCCATTCAAGCACTCGTTAGCGACTCTTGCTAGTCTAGTAGCAAGGAGGCGCAGGTGCTGTACAAGCTTACTAACCCATACCATACCCAGCGAAACAACCGCATAGATCCAACCCAGACCTGCCAGGTTACCAGTATGATCATGGGCCTTAAGGCAAGCGGCATACCCTTCGACTGTCCGGAATCAGAACAGCCCGAGGATTACCTGGCCCGGATCCTGGATGAACCCGATGCCCATGAAAAACTGCGACGGGAGTATCCAGATTTGGCGGGCAGGCCGCCCCGGGAAGTCCATGCCATTCTCTCCTGGGCGGTAAACGAAAAGCTCGTTAAGCGACGGGTAACCCAATTCAGTACCCGCGTATCCATGCAAGAAATTTTGCATCGCATAGCCCGGCACCGGTGTGCATCGGTAGTATCCGGCCGATTCACCAGCTATGGCCACGTCGTAACCGTTGTTGGGTTTGAATCAAAACAGGACCGCATCGAAGACCTGGGAAGCCCCGGACAAGTAGACCTGGATAACATACAGAGCATCATAGTCGATGACCCCTGGGGTAACAGCAAGACCGGCTACCGGGACACCAATGGCGATGATGTTATCTATACCCTGCAAGAGTTTGCCCGCCTTACCCGGGTGTATGGCAGCCTGGATGTGAAATGGGCCCACCTGTTTAGCAGGGACGGACAATTTTAGGAGGATATTATGGAATTAAAAGGCAAACCCTTAACCTTAGGGGCGAAAATTGTTGCGGCCGGCCTCGCTATCGGCGGCCTTGCACTAAAGGCCTTCTGGTCTCCGGCGCTGGATATCGATGCGGTTATCAAAACCGCCACCTTTGTAGCCTTGGTCTTTGCTCCCATCGACCTGTCACTCATCGCGACTAACATTTTTGGAGGCAAGCGATGATGGAATTTATCGCCGCCGCCGTGGCCAGTCTTTTTGTACTGCTCATCATGGTGTTTGGCGTGGGGGCCCTATTCATCAATCTATATACCATTAAGAAATCGCCATCCCCAGCGGACCCCGAAATTTTGCAAAAGGAGGAACACCTTGAATCTGCGAACCCTGCTGACCTTATTGCTGGCAGCCCTCGCGCTGACGAGCTTGAGCGCCAATCCGACGAGCTTGCCAACGCCGTCAGACAACGCATACGGGATAGAACTAGGCAAGCTGTATCCGGGCAGTCTGGTGCTGGAACTCCTGGCAATAGCTGAAGATGAAGCGGCAGTTGCCGTAAAAAACGCATACGCAGAGGGCTATAAAGCCGGCCGGATTGATGGGGCCGCGATTTGGGGGGATGAGTATCGTAAGTTGCAGACGGACTATTCGATGGTGTCCCATCGCCCCGGATGGCTTACTGTACTAAGCGTGAGCGCTGGAGCTTTTGGTGTGGGCCTTATAGCTGGCATGGTGGTACGGTGATGGATAGTCTGTTTGCGGCCCTGTTACAGTACGGCACTACTCCATCACTCATTGTGCTTGCCTTTGTGGTAGGGCTCCTGGTGAAGAAGCTCGAGGAGAATGCCAAAAAAGACGACGAGCGCGCATCCTTGCTTAGGTCGGAGCTATCCAAGGGGCTCCAAGCCATGGAAGAGAAGTTCGAAGAACGCTTTGTATCCCATGCTAAGCGGATTGATGAGCTCAACAACCGCATCTCCTGCGTAGAGCGGGATTATCTCCCCCGGGAGGACCATTATAAAGATACCGCTGGCTGGCGGGCAGAACTGAACCGGATCTTCGATGTGATTATCCGGCAATTGGAGATGAAAAAATGAAGCAACTAAAAGATACGCCCCTGCGCGGGGCCATTTTGCAGTTCTTGCGCGACATCTACCCCGAAGGGGCAGAACGGAGAACGATTGTTTCGGTATTCTATCAGTACCACACCTATGAGACGATAGATCCTGCCCTGGGCTATCTCGTGGATAAGGAGTACGCCGCCCGTAAAGACGTCCCCCACCCGTACCGGGCAGGAGACACGATAAGCATTTACCGCATCACTACCAAGGGGATCGACCTTGTGGATGGCATTATCAGCGACCCTGCGATCCTTGTACCGCGGGAGGATTAGATGGGCCGGCGGAGCAAAATTGAACTGCAAAACCTGACCGAGCGTGTGGTACGGCTCTACCAGGAAGGAAAAACCATAATACAGATCGCCGATATCCTTAAGACCGAAGGGTATGACACAAGCCGGGAAGGGGTGCGCCGTGCGGTGCGGTCTGCAAAGGACCTGGCGGTAGACCTGAAACGAGCAACCGAAGAAGCCCGTGTTATGATGGATGCGGTGCGCTCTAGCCCAAACACAGATCTTGCCGAGGCAGTTCTGACCCGCTTTGCAAGCCTCTTGCTCCAGGAGTCGAGCGCCATAGAAGAGCTGGGGTCCGACGACCCCATGGCATACATCGATGCCATCAGTAAAGTTGCCAATGCCCAGGCAAAGTTGGGGACGGTCCGCATGAAGTACCAGAACGGCTTTGAAGCCGCCAAGCAGGCGGTACTAGAGGCACTGCGAGCAGAGCTTAAGAACCATCCCGACATTCTTGAGCGCCTTGAAACGATTGTAACTGGTTTGGAGGCCCCTGCCGCATGAGCCGAGTTGTAGACAGCCTGGTAGGCAAGACAGAGGATATCAAACTCGAACGGGAACGAGCCCGCCGTATTGAGCGGGCTGGCAAAGATTTTGGTTTTTTCTGTCGTACTTATCTATCTGACTACTTTTACACAGACCCCGCCGAGTACCAGCGGATCTTGTACGATGTGGCCGATACTCGCAGTCTCTCCCAAAGCCTCGTAGAACGCATTAAGCTCTTTGTCCGCGAAAAATACTGGCCGCTTTTACGGCCAACAGAACACCTTGCTGGGGCGCTCTTTATCGAGCCCCGGGAGCACGGGAAGACAGTCCGCTGGAGCTTTGCATACCCCCTTTGGCAGGTGCTTACGGGAAAGAGTCGGTATGTGCTTCTGATTGGTTCCAGCCAGACTGCGGCGCAGGAGAACCTGATCAACATCCGTACGGAACTGGAAGAGAATGAGCAGATTTTGGCCGACTTTGGGGACCTCCGGGGCGACCGGTGGAGCGATGCCCGGATTGAGCTTGTAAATGGCAGTTGTATCCAGGCAAAGGGCTCCGGGGCGAGTATGCGGGGTACCCGATTTAGGCAATATCGGCCTGACCTTATCATTCTGGATGATATCCTTAAAGACGACGCCGTAGAATCCCCGACTACCAGGGCAAAGATTCACCGGTGGCTTAAGCGGGTTGTCTTTAACCTGGGAAAAACCGCCTTCATTGTTTGGGTAAACACCATATTCCATTCCGACGACCCGGCGAGCCGCCTCCTCCACGAGCTCGAAGAGGGCACCCTGAAGCGCTGGGCTGCGGTGCGACTTTCAGTTTATAAGCCCGACGGAACGCCCCTCTGGCCGGAAAACTGGAGTGCAGAGCTCTTGGAAGAAAAGCGCCAGACCTTGGGGAGCGATGTATTCAGCACCGAGTATGAGAACGAACCGCTATCGGATGAGGAAAGGATCATCAAACATGAGTGGATACGGGCCCATATCTATGTGCCGGCAGAGCTCCCTGCGGGGCTCCGCTACTTTGCCGGGGTAGACCCGGCGGCGGGGAAGCATGACCACACGGCCATTGTGTCCGTAGGGGTGGATCGGGCTGGTATTATCTGGGAGGTAGACTCATGGGCCGCGACCTGCTCGGAGGACGAGACCGTAACCCAGCTCATTACGAAGCATAAGCGGTTTAAGTACGCTCTTATTGCCTGGGAAGAGGTATCCTTTACGAACATTTACGCCCGCTACGTCATGCGCATGGCGGCGGCGGAGAATGTGTATCTACCTATAAAGACCGTGAAGGCTGGAACTGAAAGCAAGGTTCTGCGGGTGCGTTCCCTATCGCCCCTTATCGAAAACGGACTTATCCGCCTGCGGGACCGGGGCAACCGGGAGCTTATCGAAGAGCTGACAAGCTTCCCAAAAGGCCGCTTCGACGACCTCCCGGATGCCCTGGCCTATGCCGTACATATCATCACCCGATCGGCGGATACTCCCCAGGTGGTTCCCATCCGGCGCATGGCGCCGACTATAGCCCAGCAAACACTACGAGGGTATAGACGATGAAAAAGGAAGCTCAAAAGATTGATGCCAGGACGCTCTCTGCGCGGGTTATTGCCCTTGACTCCGCTTTGTCGTCCTTTATGGGGTATATGCCCAATCCAGATGAAGTACTCCGGGATACGGGAGAGCGAATTTCGGTATATCGGGAAATGCGCACCGACCCGCGGATAAAAAGCCTCCTTGCTCTGGTAAAAAGTACCATCCTGGAGTTCGCTCCCCGTATTGAGCAGGGCGGCTCGAAGCCGCAGGTATATAAAACTGTATCAGAGTTTATGCCTCAAAGCTTACTCTATGGGCTTGAGAAACGGCTTTTATCGGCCATCGATTATGGCTATAGTGTCGTGGAAGTTGTCTGGGAAAACAGCCAAGGCTGGTGGAAAGTCGCCGATGTGGTGCTTCGGAAGCCTGAGCGCTTTGCTTTTGATGCAGAAGGCAGGCTTAAATATAAAGACCCGAACAATGCAGAATTGCTTGATCTTTATAACCAATCGTATAAGTGGCTTGTATTCCGCCATGATAAGGATGCAGAGAATCCCTATGGGACGAGCGCCTTAAAATCCTGTTACTGGGCATGGAAGTTTAAGAAAGCCGGGAGCCAGTTCTGGATTATGGCGGCCGAGAAGTTTTCCGTACCAAGCATCCTTGCCCTCTTTGATACAACCGAGCCGGAGGACAAGATAAAAGCCAGAGCTCTCGATTTGTCAGAGATGCTGGCGACGGTACAAAGCGGGTCAGGTGCCGCCCTGGCAAACATTAAGGATGTGAAGCTCCTCACGAGTCCCGAGAAAGTAAGTGAGTTCCGCTCTCTTATGGAGTGGTGCGATCAGCAAATAAGCTACGGTATCACCGGGCAGAGCCTTGCGACCCAGGAGGCGGAGTTTGGAAGCCGCGCTCAGGCATCGGTGCATAAAGATGTACTCACCTTGCTTGCAAAAGGTGTATGCCGGGACATGACCGAGGTACTCCAGCGCCTGGTGTCCTATGTGGTAGAGCTTAACTATGGCCCTGATGAGGCGGAACCGCAAATCCGGTTTGACCTTGAAGAACATACCACCTGGGATGAGCTCATGCAGGCCATAGATCGTGGAATACCCATATCGAAACAATCCCTCTATACAAGGTACGGTGTACCAGAGCCTACAGGAGACGATGACGCTTTTATACGGTCGTCCCAGACTGGCATGGACCCGCTTGCCCTTGCTATGGCCGATGAGAGTAAAAAAAAAGCCCGGAGGCCGCTCTTCTAGCTTTGGAAGATGATGAACACAAAAAACTTTCTGAGCTTGACCGGCTTGTCGGCAGGTTTCAGGACGGGACCCTGATCTCTATAGGGAAAGCCATGGCGGCGTGGATCCGTTCCCTGTCGCCTGATGGGGCGCCGCCAACTTTGGAAACTGTACGCACAGCTGCTTTCCCAGACGTATCATCTGATCTCTTAACCAACACAGAAAAGCTTCTTGCAGGGTCGCTGCTCCTTGGCATGGACCACGCAAGCCCCGACACCACCCTTGCAGACAGCGACTACACCCCGCTCCCCTTCGATGAGGCGATTAAGTTTTTGAAAGCGCGAGTGAGTCTCACCAAAGCAGAATGGGCGGCTTTGGAGCCAAAGCTGGCGTTCCGCGCCTTCACTATGGCAAAGCTCACCCAGTGCGACTACATAGAAGCCGTCCGGGGCCGTCTGGTAAGCGCCCTCGAAACAGGCGAAGGCTTTGACCAGCTCTGGGGCGATGTAAAGGCTATAGCCGAATCCGATGGCTCCACTGTTAAACCCGGCTATTGGGAGACGGTATACCGCACCAATGTGCAGACCGCCTACAATGCGGGCCGCAGGATGCAATTTGACCGGGACCCGCCGTCAGCCCTGGCGCTCATGGTGCTGGAGGATGAGCGGACCAGCGCCATCTGCCGCCCCCTTGCAGGGCTTGTCCTCCCCTACAATCACCCCTTCTGGGAAGACCACTGGCCCCCCTTTCACTTTAACTGCCGCACCACCGTACGGGGAATTTATGACTACGAAGTGGGCCATGTACCGGTGCAGAACGTCCCCATGAAGCGCCTGCGCAAGGAGTTCCATCCGCAAAGTGGGTTTGGGGAGAACCCAATTAAAAAGGGTACGTTTTACGATATTACTGATGCCATGCAGCATCGGGCTTTACACTATGGCATCATGAATGACCTAAAGTTCTTTGCTGAGAATGCTGGTTTTAGAAGTGCTAGACTCTTTGCCCCCGATTCGCTCGATGGTTTTAACCTTATCCAAGAGTATCCATCTGGAGGGAAAGTGTATAAACATGAAAGTCATAAAGGCAAAAAACTACCCGAGGAAGATATCGCAAAACGTCTAGCAAAAGAAGGACGAGAAGTAAAATTACTACCTCGCAGTAATCATTTAACAAGCCCAGATTTTATAGTTGATGGTGAAATATGGGAACTTAAAAATATAATTGGGACATCAACAAGCATTGATAATGCTTTACGAAATAAGCAATCGGAAAACATTATACTGGCTATTAAAGAGAAAAAAGATCGAAATTGGATATTCGATGAAATCAAAAAGTCTTTAAAGCGAAGAGTAAACATTAAAAAGGTGTGGTATATTCTGCCTGATTTCAGTGAAATAATAGCGCGCCAGTAAATGAAGGGGTTCGCTGGGTCCTATAAGATATACTTCCCTGCCGAAAACTCTTACAGGCACTTTCCCAAGTGAACCTTGATATGATATGGCAGGATATCACACCCATCTAAAATATCGTCCATATTTCCTCATTTGTCAACACTACCTGCAAAATCACAGTATTAACCTCCCAGACCCCTTAAAAATACCCCCATTCGAACGAAATTCTAACAGCTAAAATCAATCGGATAGGCCTAGGTGGTATAATTTCACCTCCCGCATAAAAACCCCCTAAATTTTGCCGTTTTTGCGTTGTGCTCTGTTTAAGCAAACCGGACGATAATTTGGCATGCTCAAACAGAAGCCTCCGCAAGCCCTGTGTGAGCTCTCAAAAGCGGGCAGTTGCTCGCCGGTGCAATTCCGGCAGGGGCTTCAGTTTTTTCGCCCTCCCCTTATGCTACATTCAAGCATCACCGCCGCTATGACCGTATCCTGCAAAGTATGAAAACACGAGTGCGAGAACTGGCTAGGCCAGGCATCTTTGGCTCGGCAGACAACCCGCAAATTGTGACTGAAAAGGACCTGCAGGAGATTGCCGAGACCTTCCCGGAGATAGGTAAGGCGCCAGTCACCTTTGGACACTGGCCAGACCCCGCCCGGCCAAGGCTGGGGAATGTCATATCGGTTACCTGGGACCCTGTCGCGAAAGTCTTATCAGGCACCATCGAAGAGCAGTACGAGCTTGCTAAAGCGGTCGATGAAGGGTACTACCCAGATGTTTCTATCGGCGCAAAGCGACGGGCTGTAGACGGCAAGATGTACCTGCATCATCTGGCATATCTGGGCGAAGAACCTCCGGCTATAAAAGACCTGGTATCCGCTATCAATAAGGAGCTCATGCCTGACATAGCCGCCAGCGATTTTGATGGTGCCGTGTCGCTCCCTGATCCCAAGACAGCCCCCATACCACAAGCAGATTTCACGTCCGTACAATCCCCTACGGCGGATGAGGGGCTCGCCCTTGCTGACGGCAGTGCTCAAGACCCAGTGCAGGCTGATGCAGTCGCCCTGGAAGCACAACTGCGGGCCCTCAAAAAGGATGCAGTCCTTAAGGCGGCTCAGGGGCGTATCCCTAAGGCAAAGGAACCTATCCTGCTGGCTCTGGCAGACAGCCTGGATGTGCGGGAGTCTTTGGAGCTTTCCGACGATACCGGACTTAAGCGAATGGTTTCAGCCATTGACCTCTTGGCGGATCTGCTTGCAAGCCTGCCTCAGCCGGTAGCAGAAGGCCGGCTCCAGCTTTCGGACCCAGAGCCGATTAAACCCATCAACATGAAAACCCTTCATGTGTAGGAGTGTAGGAGGAGAACATGAATGCAGTATTAGGAACTATTGATTATGGCGCAAGCTCTGTTATTAGCGCCATCCACCCCCCGGTCATAAAAACCATGAAAGCAAAGACGGACAACGGAACCCTCGCTGCAGGGCTTGTGGTTGCCAAAGATAGCATCGGCGATCTTGTAGCGTATGAGCCTTTAGGGGATGCGCCACTTAACGCAGCGGTCGGCGTCCTTGTTCAGGATTGCGACACCAGCACCGATGATGCGGCCCTGGTTTTGCGCCATGGTACGGTTGTCCTCGGCAAGCTCAAAGTTGGAATTGGCGCCCCTGCATCGAGCGACCTGGATGCCCTGGAAGCACTGGGCATATTTGCCATTGACGGCGCCCTCAATGTGAACGCCCCCCCCGCCAGTGAAATTCCTTCCCTAGTACCGTAAACAAAGGAGACTATAATGGACCTTAAAAAATTCTTTACCCGTGAGTCGATTGTTGACACCCTTCAGCGGCTGCCTGAGCTCAAGACTCCGGTCATGGACCTTCTGTACACCGACCGGCGGAACCACCCCTTCCCTGTGGTAGGGTACCGGGATCTGAACCTCCCTGCGGGGAATATCCCCGTGGTTCGTCGGGGAAGCCAGAGCTATCCCCTGAATCCTGCCGGCGGTAAGATTTCGATGATCGAAGTCCAGCCAGTAAACCCCAGTGTTTATCTGAGTGCCGCAGACCTTAACAATCTGAAGCTACTCGATCCTCAGGGTCAGCAGGCATACATCGATAATCAGATCGATGATCTCCGCCGGGCCTGCCGTGCTACTGCGGAGGCTCTCTCTGCCCAGAGTTTGACTGGCAAAATCGCCTACCCGCTCCGGGCCGATGCTGGCGCGTACCTCACCTATGAGGTCGATTTTGGCACCCCCGCATCAGTGACCGTTACCAAAAAATGGGACGACGCAGCCACCAAGGTGGCGGATATTGTAAAAAGCCTGGGCCAGATTATCGACACCCTGAGGAAAACTGCCCCTGCCATGGATGTGCGGTTCCTTTGTGGCTTTGATGTCTATGCGGCCCTGGTTGACAAAATCGGCGCCCTGCCCAATAGCTCCATCGCCCAGGTTGGAGCCGATTTCATCAGTATTGGCGGTGTGGCAAAGATCCAGCTTCTGGCTGCGAATTACATTGACCTCACCACCGGCACTGCGGTGAGCGCCATCCCTGCAAAAACTATTCTGGCGGTAGACCGGTCGAGCGGCTTTAAGCTCCTCTACGCAGCCCTGGACCAGATGGACGCGGGCCTTGTGGCCTTGCCCTTCTACGCCCAGCCTGTAACCACTCAGGACCCCTCGGGCGTAAAGATTATCGCAGAATCCAAGCCCTTACCGGTGCCCAATGTAAAGGGCATTGTGAAGGCTGAGGTGTTGATCTAAGGATGAGCGAGGCCGGTGATGGAGTTGACTGACTTTGATGACTTACTGCAAAGCAGGGGTACTGCGGGCACAAAAGCCTATGCACAAAGCCCGGTCATAACCGGAAGCCCCATCACCGCGGAAGAGGTGCAGGCGCGACTATCACCGCGCCTGTATGACCAGCTCTCTGAAGGATCGCCCGATACGGTGGTCCGTGCCAGCGAGCGAGCGGTTTTGCATGTGTCCGCCATTTATAGCCGGCTTGGGCTTGCGCTTAACATTGATGATCCGGTGAGCCGCGAGGTTACCACCCTCTTTACCATCTACGAGCTCCATCTGGCACTGGGGAATGAAGAGGCGGGCCGTGAGTACCGGCTTAAAGCAAAGGATCTTATTATTGCGGCCTATGGTGAATATCCGGAAGCAGAAAAACCTACCACTGAAAGCCCGGCACTTGGGGCCCTTACTGTGCCTGCCAGGAGGAATTGGCCATGATACTGGATGTACTCGCCGATCGATTAAAAGACCCTAGCATCCTGGATGCAATTGGAAATAGGGCGGTCTCTCTGGTGCAGAAAAATATCGAAAATGGCCCCTGGGCTCAGAATACGCCACTTACGGCGTCTGTTAAGCAGGGCAATAAACCATTGCGTGATCGGGGACAGCTCCTGTCCTCAATTACCTATCGCGCCGAAACGGGCAAAGTTGTGGTTGGCACAAATCACCCGGCGGCGGAGCTCCTGCATAACGGCGGGACGATCCGGCCGGTGCGGAGTAAGGCCCTGGCAATCCCCGCCGGGCCCTGGGTACGCAGTCTTATGCGTGGGGCCGATCTGAGCCCTCGCATAATGCTCGACCAGCTTAAAGGTTCAGGCTGGTCAATCTGGAGGCAGGGAAACGTAATCATGGGCCAAGAGAAGGGGAGTAAAAACCCGCTACCGCTTTTTATCCTGAGAACTGCCGTTACTATCCCGGCGCGGCCTTTTATGCGGCTCCC